TCGAAACTTTCTTCCCAATCCTTGCCTTCCTGCGCATAAAGATCGGAATACGTAACGATGCCATTTCTTAAACCAACCTCAGCCGCCTGCGCCTCTTTAAGCGGATCCACCCATTCCCAGCCCGGCGCAATCCATGACGCGCTCGTCCAATAACGCTGGTTTTCATAAAACGTATCTGCCCTGACTTCGCCCCTTAAATACGCCTCCTCAAGAAGCATCTCCCAAACCGGCTGGCAGAGTTTGCGAGACAACCATTCCTGCCGCATTTTGAAATAACGCCTTGCCTCAAGCAGTGCCGCCCGCGCACTGGAATAATTTGTCTTTGAAAAATCTTTTGCCACAAGCTCATAGGGCAACCCTAACGCCGCTGATATCGCCTTGAGAATGCGCTCAACAAACGGCTCGAAACTCGACCCCGGACGTTGTGGATTAAATGAAGTGATGCTCTCACCCGGCATAAGGTGTTTAATCATGCCCGGCTCTAAGCTCTCGATAAGCTGACCTGCAGGACTGCGGTCATACGCGCCGCTTGCGGATACGTCCATCGATGCCTCAGACGTGATAAAAAGCGAAAAACAAGCCGCGATCCGGGCCGCGACAAGTTCCGCCTCAGCGTATTCCGAAAGGTCTTTAAAATAATTAAGAACCGGTGCAAAGAACGGAACGCCTCTTGTCTGCCCTGACCGCTGAACGTAATAAAGGTGAAACACGTTGCGTCTGCCGTATTCGTTAAACGCCGGAATCTCGATAAACTCTCTTTCCTCGCGTTTGGCAAACCGCACATCACCGGGATGCGTTTTTTGTATGAAATACGAAACCGGCTCACCCTTCTCTCCGATTTTCACTCCTGACCTGACTGACTTATCCCCGCGTCTATCAGGCGGGGTATCAAGCCGGTCTGATTCGATTACTTGAAGTCCGAGCGAATATGGCCGTACCGGATCCTTAAGCATCATCGGAATAATTAACGCCTCGCCATTCTCAAGAATCTGCCGATCAACCAACTGCTGAATCTCGTAGAAGTCCATGCGATAGCCAGCATCAGCAAATGGAGCCCACCGTTTCCAAACTCGTTCTGCGTCTTTTTGGAATGTGTTTGCCTGATTTTCGCTGATATCAAGAAATTCCATATCGACACGCGATTGAGGACGAATGCCTGAGCCAACCACATTGGTGGTCATGGTGGAGGTAATGCCTGACGCATGCGCATCGTTGCGATTTAAATCGCGGCTACGCTCCCGGATGTCTTTAAGCTCAGGCAATAAATCCTCGTCCGCGGAACCGCCGCCCGGAAGCCACGAAGATCGAAGCCGATCGCGGGATGCGCCCCGATATGCGCTGAACCTGTCAGAAACCTTAATCGCTTCCCGATACATGCGCCGCTTGAGTCCGGCACGCGGCGAAAAGAACGAAATAAATGCATCCAGACCGACAGCCAATGAATCAGTAAAAGTCTTTTTCATGATGGGTTCCCGAATGAGGCATAGGTCGTCGTACCGCCAGAACCTGCGATCTCGCGCTTTAATTGATCCCGCAACTTGTAGAGATCAGAAAGCGGTACATACTGAAGATTGCGGCCACCAATCGAATACGCCTGCACCGCGCCGCCTGTAATACGCGCGTTAATCGCATTCTCAACGTTCTCGAGCATTTCTTGTTTCGACGGTGAACTCATATGCCTCCTCTTTCCCAATAAAAAAGCCATCTCCTGCCAGTCGACTGGAGATGGCTTTTTACTGCTATTGGGCGCGGCAACAGTGATCAGCTGTCCCGCTATAAATTTTCTACTTCAATATTACCTGAACTGCATCTTTTGACAATGGGGTCGTTACCACAAAATAGACAAATTCATTTTTCACTTTCCCTCTCTACCGATTTAAAATTACATTTACAAACATTGCAGATGTGATATCTAATGGGCGGGCGGCTTGCATAGCAACGCGTGTCTTTGCTATTGCATTTCGGGCACCTAATCGGAATAAATACAACTCCATAATCAAGGCTCTCGTCCTTCGGCCTTCCAACAGGGCGATCGCTGGTATTTTCATTTCTAAGCCACTCTTTTTTTCGTTCGAGCCATCTTCCCATTACAGCCAAGATCCTTCCCGCTTTCTGATCCAAAATTGTTTTGCATTAAGCTGATCATCGACCACACGTTGCTTCGCGCCTTCCTCGCGCCTAATGTTCAAAGCCCTAATAATATCCGCCGCGGCAACCGCATACACTTCCGCATCGAGATAATGATTCGCAATCGCCTCTTTCTTTTTCTGCCAAACCTCTTTTGCCGCTCCGGTGTTCCTATTCCTAATCAAAACTTTATGCTCTGCGGTAAACTGCGAGAGATATTCATCGGATATATTTTTGTACAGATGCCATTTAACCGGATCCTTCGAATTCACCAACCGATTAATCTTATCTTTATACTGCATTGTGTTGATATTCCACAGAACAAGACCGTTGTGGATCACGCTTCCCGTACGAGAATTAATATCAATCTTCGTTGCCCGATAAAATCTGCCGTCGGTTAATTCTTCCTGACCTTTAATCGCTTTTGTCTTGTCATGCCAAAACCGGCAAAATTGATATACCTCATCTGTTCGGTATCCAGAATCGATACACGTCAAATAAACTGGTAGCGTTTCTTCACTGCCGATGCGCTTGTATTCAGTCTTGAACAGACGATCAACAATGTCCTCCCAATACTCAACCCTCTCTGCTTTAATAAGCCACGACTCCTCACAATATCCCCACCCTCGAATCACATAATAAAAATGGTCTTTCTGAACGTCCACGCCTGCCGTTAAAACAAACACATCTTCCGTGACAATCCCAGCGTCATAGTCCCGCGATAAATTACGAACCTTATCAACCGTAGTTTCCTCAATCTTTTCTTCCCACACCTCGGCAAGCCATGAATTGACGAAGTTCATCAACAGCTCGATATAATCTTTTGACTTCAAAAACTCCGACGCAATATCACTCCACGTCAGCCACGGCGAATAAAGCGAATTGATCCAAAAACCTCGATGCTTGCTTTTTATAAAGTCGCCTGTGATCGTTCCGTCATCTTCAATGTCCGCGCCCTCAGGCACCCAATGTCCACGAGGCAATATTTTATTTTTGTGATAATCCTCAATTCGCTTTTTGCAATACACGCACTCATACCAAGCAAGCCGCTCATTCTTTATCTTTTCAGCTGAACGCTCATTGTTTGGCCATTTAATCTGACCAAAAACAAAAACCTGATACTTTCCGCAATGCGGACAAGGAACGTAATACTTGCGTTTATCCGACCTATCGTATTCACGAAAGATATACCCATCCCGGGTTGTAGGCGTTGAAACCTTAATTGTCTTTTTATTCCAAAAAGTTTTCTGCCGCTCGGATGCCAGCTTAATCGGATCAGCCTCGCGTCCTGAGAACCTCGGATATTTATCAACCTCATCAAGAAACAAATAACGAATCGGCCGGGATGCTAAATCTGCCGGACTATTTGATCCAGCGAAATAAAGAATCATACGGTCTAAATGATATTCAAGTTTCGTAATGTCGTCAGAAACCTCGCTGACGTGCGCCCGCAAAACACCAGCCCCCTCAATCATTGGAAGAACGCGATTATAGGAAACACTCTTCGCATCGCTTTCACGCGGCAGAACCATCAGCGTGGGGCCCGGATCCTGATCGATTAAATACCCGAGCATGTTATACATGCCCTCGGTCTTACCAACCTGCGAAGCCGCCATAACCGTAATTTCTTCAACCAGCGGATCCGTAAAAGCATCCATGATGCCCTTTAAATACGGTGTCCGGCTTGTTTTCCAGCGACCCGGCTCTGCGGATGTTACCGAATTAAGTATTCGATACTGATCCGCCCACTGGCTCACTGTTATCGGAAGCGGCCTCATCCACGCCTGCCGTTCCTGCTGGCTCAATATTTCCTTTTCCGCTTGCAACAGCATCTTTCACTCCTGAAAAGTCATCAACAATTGCGCTTATGACTTCGTAAAGTTCCGCTTCAATCTCACGCGGTTCCCGCATCGCGAGTTTAGGCGCCATGATTCGTGGCAAAGACAAAAACTCACGCTTGATCATCATTATCCGAGCAACCCGCCCCTTTTCGACTTCCTCCCTTGAAACAACCTCTCCTGTCGCTTTCTTTAATTCCAGCTCAAGCATGGTCGCCTTATACTCAAGAATCTTGTCTTCCCAATATTCCTTGCGATCCTTGAATTCATTTAAACCATCTTCATTCCGTGTTACATGCCATGCTTTAATCTCATCAAGGTCATAAAACCCGTCTTTAGTCGTTGGCATGCCGTCTTGCTTCCAACGCTGAACGGTGCGGTACGACACATCCATCACCTTGGCGACTTCTTCAATGGTTTTAACAACCGAAGGTGCGAGCGGCTCTGCCTCAAACTGCTCGATCTCAATAATTTCAGATTTGCTCAATGGCTTGCCGCTTTGCATTTTTTCGATTAAATGCAAGTGCCGCTTCTTCCGCGCGATATCAGCCAAGTTTTGTTTCTGATCAGCCATTTAAGATTGCCTTCTTCCCTGTGAATTCTTCCCAACGCCGCACCGCGACATCACAAAAAATAGGCTCTAACTCCATTGCGAACACTCGTCGGTTTAAACGCTCACCCGCAATAATCTGCGATCCTGATCCGCTGAATGGCTCATAGCAGATATCACCCGGGGTCGTATGCACCCGCATTGGAATTGCAAAAACTTCGGTGGGCTTAACAGTAGGGTGATCGAGGCCGGGATTGCGCTTCTTACCTTCCCAGTCAAGTTCCCAGACATCAGTGTGATATTCGGGAGTCGCCGGGTCACCTGACCTTAAAAAATCAACCGTCCACACACTGCCGATAGATTTATTCTTGGGCTTATACTCTGGCCGATGACCCTTGACCCACATCAAAAGACAAGGCTCATGCCTCCACGAATAAAACGAATACGTCAGGATGACGCACGGCTTGACCCAAACAATTTCCTGATGAATTAAAATCCCGAGTTCTTTGCACACGCCCTCAATATCTGACCGCCGCTTAGACGCATGCCATAAATACAAAGCCGTCTTTTCGTGAATGTACTTGAGCCCGACAGTAAAAAACTTCCGCATGAAATCAACAGCGTCTGGAATATCAATCTCGTGATAAACATTCGACCAATCACGGCCGCCGTTAGGACGATTCGCGCCGGTATAGTCAACGCAATACGGTGGATCTGTAGCCCACAAAGTCGCCTTATGACCATCCATCAGCCTCGCCACATCCTCATCGTTCGTGCTGTCCCCGCACAAAAGCCGATGCTCACCAAGAATCCAAAGATCGCCTTTTTTCGTGATTGCCTCTTTAGGCGGTTCGGGGATATCATCCGGTAAGGTCTTTCCGATTCCCATGTTCTCGATTTCCAAATCCGCTACCTGCTGGCGCAACTCTTTCATGCGAAGCGCGAGGTATCCTTCCGAATCCTCTGTCCTTAACTTCTCTAAAAGCGGAATCAACGCCGCTGTCCACCGGCCAGTGACCTCCTGCGAATTAAGCGTGACGTTCATGGCCATTTCGGTCACCTCATCCACGTCAACCATGATCGCCTCAACGCTCTCAACACCCTCCTCCTGTAAAATCTTGAACCGCTGATGCCCTGAAATAATATGCATGTTGCGTTTATTGATCACCAAAAGATCAACCATCCCGAACTTTTCAAGCGACTGCCGCAACCCAGCAAGCGACTCCGGGGATATCTCCCTCGGGTTATACGGTGCCGGTCTTATATCGGACATTCGGACATCGCAAATGTCCGGTTTTACGTTGATATTTGCCATCGACATACCTCCATTTTTGACCTGTTCTTACCCTGTTTTAACGACGGGGTGCGCCTTTCCGAGCGTTTCCCGCCCATGACCCATAAAAAACCGTTTACGACCACGACACGACATTTTGAAAACTTAATATCACTGAAGGCGGTCGCCTCGCCCGACCCGCGCCCAACACCCCCTTCCAAGGACCCGTAAAACTAAAACGTCACGCATACAGTCAGCACCCCCGCACTCAGCCAATAGACTGCATGGCGCACATCACCCTGCCATCCATAGACACATGCCGCTAACAAATCCAGCGCGATCAACGCGCATGGGAATATCTTTTCCATTACACGATCCTTCCATTGAAGATGCGTACTGCATCGTTAACCTTAATCCAATAGTCCTTCTCCTCATCTGTGAAGCCTGCCCACATAGCATCCATGGGCTCAACAACCAAACGATTGAAGTCTGCCTTGTCCTGATCTCCATTAATGCCTTTTGCCATCTTGTCGTTAATCCACCTCGTGCCATCAATGAACCTTTTGTACAATACCTTGTACTTATCGAAGCGCGCCGCCTCGTCCGAGTGAAGATAGTGAAGATTGTTTGTATTTATGCTCATATCTAATTTATTTTTTTATTTCTTTTTACTTCTTCTTATAAGAGAAAAAATTATTTCACTTCTTTCACCGCCCACCCAAGTCCTTGTTTAATAAGCACTTGCGTGGTGAAACTTCGATAAAATATCTTCACTTTTCCTTCACTTCTTTCACTCAAAACGGCCTCGGCTCATTAAAATCGGCACTTATTTGATTCTCGCCTGCCTTCAACCCCACCCCAAACCAGTAAAGGTTGCCCTTATCTCCGCCATGAGTGAGCCTGTCCTTCACAAAGCCGCGCTTCTTCATGTAATCGATAAACTCATTGCGATTGATATAACGCAAACCGTTATCCTTTGCCCATTGCTGAATGTCTTTGAGAATAACCCCGGACTGAACCTTGCAGTCCTGCCCTATCACACACCGCTCTTCAACGTAATTGCCGATCAGATCCGACTCCTCCTGATACTCAGTCGTCGCCGCAACAACCTTGTCCGGCCTGCCTAATCCCTGCATCTGCCAAGCCTGAAAGCCCTCAACAGCCCAATTCAGAATACCCTCATATTCAGCCGACAGCTTCTCATCCAGCTTGGGATCTCGTTCTTTCGGCTGAATTACCCGCTCAAACGGAATAGTGACAATACGCCGCCAGATGCCTTTGTCCGTTCCTGAGATATTGGGCTTATGATTTGTTGCGAAGAAAATCTTGAACGTGGCGAAGAAATCGAAATATTCTCTATGCAGATACCTCGCTGATATCGGATCGTCACCAGTCAACTGCTTGATCTGTGCCTCAGCTAAAGCCTTAGATTTCCCTGCCTCGAGTGCGGTAACAAACCGCGTCCCTTTAAGCCGTGCCACGTCATTCGGAATGGAATCGTTATACTTCTCCATCAAGGTCGTGGCCGGTGTGTTAATCGCGTAATCGCCAAGAATCCGAAAGATGTGCTTTAAAAACGTAGACTTGCCGTTCATGCCTACGCCATAAAGAATAAAGACGCACTGCTCTTTTGTTGATCCCGAGAGCGAATAGCCCACTGCCCTCTGCATAAAATCAATCAACTGCGTGTCGCCTTGAAATATCGTCATCAAGAAACGCCGCCACTCCTGACACTCTGCGTCTTTGCGATACTCAAGCTCAACACGGCGTGAAATGTAATCATCTTTGCTATGCGGTTTAAGCTCGCCTGTTTCGAGAATCAGCGTACCGTTCTTGCAATTAAGCAAAAACAAATCCTTGTCGAAATCTTCGCTCTTAGCGGCAACCCCTTCGCTTCGCACGAGGTTGATCATTGCCTTAAGCCGCGCCTCTGATTCGCTTCTTACCGCATGCTTAAACAAAAATTTATCGTTTGTAGCCTTGGCCATCTGATACATCTGCTTGGCCGTATTCTTTGCGAGCTTCAAAATCTGAAACTTGTCATCACGTTCCCACCTCGTGCCGTCCCAAATAAACCACCCGCCAAGAGAATCACAATACTTAATGCTGTCGCCATACTTATCTAAAAACAAACTGGCATTCCACACATCCGTAAAAGGCTCTTTTGTCTGCGCCTTGGTTTTATCCTCATCCTCAGTGCTATAACGCGAAACGCTCGCGGCAATCGTTAAAACTTCCTTCTTAGGCAGGGGCGGCACACAACGGCTGTCGTTTATTGACTGAAGCATCATCTCGATCTGCGGATGATCGAGACCCATCTTCCGCAACCGCACGCCCATGAGCATGAGCGAATTGTTGCGGTTCTCGCTGATTTTCGCACCCTTATCGGACAGGTCGACAACGGGCTGTTTCTCGCTCAAAAGCTCAACCAGCCACTCCGGGGCTTCCGCGATCATAGTCTCATCAGGATGATGCGCGGCCTCCCACTCGTATGACTTATCCTCAATTACGCTGGGTGGCGCGATAACATATCCTCCATCGCCTCGAATATCGATACCCGATCGTATGCCGGTCTTACAACCAACACCGCTCTCGGGATAGCGAAAGAAAATATGCCGCCCGCCACTCCACGTGAGAGCTTCTACGGTATGCGGTATCTCCCCAAACTCGCGTTCAAGATCCTTTAACGATTCATCACCGACCGCGCCATTCTTAACATCGATATCGACAACGAATATCCCGGACACCTTGCCGGTGGCAATAGCGATATTTGCGCCGTTATGGCCGTTGAATAACTGCCGGATAACCGCTTCATCAGCTGACGCGTCTTTGAATCCGCGTGGTGTTAAAGGAATCTTGTTTTTGCATGGGAATACCGACCATCCTCGTTTGGCATAAAATAAAGCCTGTTCAAGCATTCGTTGACCTCAAATCTATTGGAAAAGGGGGCGGCATTACACCGCCCCCTTCGGTTATCAGTACGGTCTCTTTTCGGCCGCATCATCTTGCACATCCTCTTCGTGAACTTGAATCGCGTTCGCCTTGGAAGCGAAGTCATTCCACAGCCGCTCACAGACTGCGTATTCCTCAGTCAGCGCATCACCAACCGGCGTGACTTTGAAGACGGCGTAAGTCGCGATGTCGTTGGTCTCCATCTGCGACACCAGCTTATATTTGCGCGAGAACATATCGCCTCCGCAAAACTTTGCCAGCGACAACAGATTCTTCCCCGCCCTGTAGCTCGTCTTTGAGAAACTCACGATGATCGGCATGGAAACGCCCGGGAAGTACGAGAAGAAGTTAATGAACGTGGTCGCAATCGGCTTCTCCCCATTAGGCCCAAACTTCGCCTCAGCTTTGACTTTCGGATCCAGCGGATCCGTAGACTTCCAGATGACCGCGCCCGGGTCAAACTCCGAGTCAAAATTCGGATCGTCCTTACTGCGCGGATTAAATCGGATGTAATTCTTGAACGTAAATATCGGAATGAACTCCTGCGGCAATACCTCTTTGGTCAATGAGTTAATAACCGATCCCACCTTGATACCTTCGAGCCCTTCCGTCAATTCGGGCGACAATGCCTGAATCAACTTCGCGCGGGGAATAATGAGATCTTCACGATCCACTCCGCCCTCGAAACCTCTTTGAACGCCTTCCGCCTGCATCAATGCGCCGCTTTTAACTTTCGCTATTTCCTGTGACATGTCATGCCTCCTTTATGAGTACAG